AGAGAATAAAGTAGTTAATATAAATACAGCATCTACTTTAAAGAATAATACACATCGTATTTATAATGTTGATGAAAAGAAAACCAAAAAAAATAATTTACTTATGAAAGATGCAAAAGATGTTATTGATGTTGTAAAAAAACCAATACTAATAAAAAAAACTAATCCTATTAACCCAATGATTGAACCATCATTTAACACATTAGATATAAAAAATACAAAACTTAAAGTAAAAGTGAAAAAAGAGGAAAAGAAGGAAGAAGAGAAGAAGGAAGAAGTTAAAAAGGAAGAGGAAGAAGTTAAAAAGGAAGAGGTTAATAAAGAAGAAACAGAAAAAATTAAGAAAGAAGATGAAGTTAAGAAAGCAGAAGTGAAAAAGATAGTGAAAAAAGAAGACATTTTAAAAGAAGTTAAGAAAGAAGTTAAGAAAAAGGATTTAAATAATCAACCTTATCATTATTATTGTAAAAGAGATATTAAAAACTATAATTTAGATGTTGATTGGGGAACGAAAGAAGAAGTATATAATACTGATAAAATGACAGAAACTTTAACAATGTATCTAGCAATACATAAACCTTTCAATTATAAATGTGAAATAAATAATAATAAGGATACAAAAACATTAGAAGAAAAGAAAAAATTTTTAAAGAAAGAATATAAATGTAAAAAGATAAGTCATTTTTGTAAAGATAAGTTAATAGATTTACTCTATAAAATATATAATTATGATACAATGAAAATAGAATATGAAAATATAAAAAATTATAGATAATAAAAATAATATTATATAATAATAATAAAAATAAATAATAATAAATAATACATAGTATAAATAGAATGGAACATAGAAATAATAGAAATAACAAAAATAATTCAACTACTATTAAAAAAATATTAACTATTACACCAAATGATTTTAAAAATGTATCTCCTCAAAAAACACAAGACATTATGACATTTTTAGAAAATTATATAAAAATGGATAAAACATATCGTATTAAACACGATGAATTAAAAAATTTATATACTGGATATATAACTTTATATAATAAAAATAATAATAGTAATAATAATAGTAATAATAGTAATAAACATAATAATAGTAATAATATACAAAATGTTAAAATAGATGATGAAAAACATAAAGAAATGTTAAAAACAATACATAATGAAATGAAAGATAATAATACTAATTTATATAGGTCTAGATTAATGATATTAAAAAAAATAAAAGATGAGCCTGAAATAGAACCTGTTGTTAAAAATAAACTATGTGGTAAATTATTAGTAATATTTAAATCACAACCTAAAACAGAATATAAACAATTACCTATGTTAGATGAAACTAATGAAAAAATTACAGTGAAAGAATTAGACCACGCTTATTTACAAAAACATAATGAACTTATGACTGTTTATAAAGCCTATCAAAATTTATTTAGTAAAACGGTAGGATACAAAGATGAATTAGACAAATATAAACAATTACCTACAGGTAGTTTAATCTCTAGAAATCATATGGATAAATTAATCGCCGACCAAGGGTTTGTAATGAATATGATTGATAAAATGCAAGACCAACTTATTGATAAAAATATTTTATCAAATACAGAAAAAGTTCCTGTTAATCCAGTAGCCAGCAATCCTCAAAATATTGAAACATTTAATAATACAATGCGAGACCAAATAAAACATATTATAGATAGAAGAGTTGAAGTCAAACCTATGATGAAAACAAAAATAGAAAATTTATTAAATAAATACCAAAATTGTGATAGCAATGATACATTCTGCCAAGCAGGGAGAAAACTATTATTAATTAAGAAAATGTAAATGATTATTTTAGAGTTTAGATTTTTAGAGTTCTAGAGACATCTTATTTTTTATTAATTTTTATTTAATTTAATATTTATTTTTAATTAATTATTTTAGTTTTTATTTAATTATATTATTTTAGTTTAAATTTTTATATGTTTATAATATAAATAATATTTATTATATTTATAGTATAATAGTAATATATAATAAATAAAATGGAAAATAATAATTTTGTGATGGCTGATCAGGGGCAGTATAAAACAAAAACAACACCTGACCCGAATAGTAGTCTTTTTCTTAAAATTATTAATGAAGGTGTAAATAATATTATATTAAACTTAAAAACTGCTCTTGATGGTAAAAATGATAATGTTTTTGCTGTAGGAACTACACAAGCAACTAACAACGCAGCAAAACAAGTATTTGATGCTTTAGAACTATTAAAGACAGAAATCAATAGGTCTGGTGTGGAAAATGAAACATTACAACAAAACTTGATTACAAGTCAAAGAGACAACGGCGACTCTAACACTACTATAGAAGATAATATTGTAGACTATGAAAACAAAGCACGCAACCATTTAACTAATAGTCCTCGTGAAAATACAATAAGTTATACTAGCGACAATGTCCAAAAGCGTATATTTTCTTGTATTTATCTAGAAGCTTTATATTTAAAAAAACACGATGAAATTTTGAAAATATTTAGTTTTGTATTAAATCTTTTTGATAAATATAAATATGCGATAAAAGTTATATTGTATTTATTAAAAAATTTAGTAAGACCTGAAGATATATCACCAAGAAGAAGTAGTAGTAGTAATAATGGTAGTGATACTCCTTTAGAAATAAGATTACCAAAACCTCTTATTAAAAATATAAATTTATTACTTAAAGACCAAGATAATATACAAAAAGTTATTAAAACGATGGAACCAATTATAGATAATAATAATTTTATGACCACAGAAGAAAATTTAGATACAGATCCAGGTGCCATACAAAATGATTCATACCCAGATACAGCAACAGCACCAGCACCTTAACAACCTTTCTAATAGTTAATTACTTATTCAATTACCCAAAACGAACATAACAAATAATACAATAGCAACATAAACAAACATTCCAATATCAACTTGTTTTCCAAGTATAATAACTTGATTACCCATAAATTTAAATATAACATAAATAAAGCCACCTGCCATTAACATTGCTCCAAGGGCATTGTATAAAACATTATCTCTAACAACAGGACCTGCTTGAAATATACCTGTGAATAATATAACACCCATAATAGCAATTCCAAAACCTCCAAAAACGACAAGTGAGTCATATTGTGTAATCCAGTCAATGAGCGACATATTCTGTTGTGATTTTTTTAGTGATACATTATTACTCATTTTATTAATTTATACTTTTAGTTTATTAATTTATATTTTTATGTATTATTTTATAATTTATTATATTTTTTATTTTCTTATTTTTTATATTTTATATATATATTAATTATAAATAAATAGTGTGTATCCAGAATAAATTTTATTATTTATTCATAATATATTGTCAATTGATAAATAATATATTATAATCTATAATAAAAATAGTTTATAATAGTAAATAAGTAGAAAAATAATAAGAAAAAATAGAATAGTAATATAAAATACATATAATAATATAATAAAATAAAAAGAATAGTAATATAAAATATAAATAATGGAACAAAATTTAGTATATGGTTTAGCGGAATTTATTATAACACCTTTGTTTCGTTGGATTACACTTTTATTAACAATTATCTTATCTATATTACTTTATTTAAATCAACCTCAACGGTTTAGTTATAAAACGGATTTTCTTGGTTTATCTTATAAATGGCAATTTTATATATTAGCCATTTTTGGTGTCATTACAACTACATTAACATTTGTTGGTTTATGGATACAAATTCCATTTACAGATAAATTACCTAATTATTGGTATATGTATATTTTTGTATTGTATTTAGCCATTATAACTCAAATAACTGTTGATTCAGAACAATATAAAGATGATGGTAGTTTTAATCCACCACCAACATATATGCTCCCACATAAATATAGAGTTTTACTTAGTTATGCTAGCATGGTAGTAGATGCTTTAATTATGGTTCAGTTATTTATTTATTTTGGGATTGCGGATAGAACTAAAAAAACAATCTACAGTCGTTATTTCTTAGAACGGTTTGGTGGTTGGTATCCAGGAAATAAATTAGATTTTATCTTTGATTGGTCTGGTGTTGTTGATACATTAATTAAAATCTATATTTTATATTTACAACAAAGTTTCAGAGCGTGTGAATATGGATTACCACCTAGTTGGAATGCTTAAACAATATTTTAATTAATACTTTAATCAATACTTTAATCAATACTTTAATCAATACTTTAATCAATACTTTAATCAATACTTTAATCAATACTTTATTTAAGAGTATCTTTAAGACTTTCTATTTCATTATGTAAATCAGATTTAAGTCTATTCATAATTAATTTATCTATATCTAACTTTGTTTCAATTTTAGATTGTAATTTAGATTTTTTAGATGAGTCTTTTTTAGATAACACTTTTTTAGATAATTTTATGTTTTTACATTTTTTAGATTTTTTTAAATGGTGAGATTTTTTACATTTTTTATAAGTGTTAATCATTTTGGAATGTTTAGTGTGTTTTGATTTTACACTTAAACGACTTTCTTTATAAAGAGATTGAAAATCATCATTTATTTCATCATCAATATCATTATATAAAATAATAGTTTGTTTTTTTAAACAGGGTTTATGTTTAGATATAGGTATAGGTTTATATTTTATTAATTGTGATGTTTTAGAAGTTAAACTATTAGACATACCTCCAGTCATAGAAGTAGGTGTAGACTTAGTATTATATTCAGGATTAGTATAAATATGCCTTAATATAGTTAAATAGTCCATATTACATTTTTTATTGTTAGCAATGTATTTTTCATATTCATCTTTAAATAAAAATCTGCTTTTATTAATATATTTTTTAATATGATTATAATCATTTACTGCTTCACGAAGTTCTTCATGTTCTTTAAGTATAGATTGATTAATAAATAAATCTTGATGTATTTGATTTAATTTTATTTTATATTCAATATTAAAAATAGTATCTTCAGGTGCTATATCTGTTTTAAGATTACCTAATATATTATTAATATATTTTGTAAAATTATGTATAACATTACTGTAATGTTTATCCAATGGTTTGTTAGAATACTTCATAACAATATATAATTTTAAATATTTAGTTAAATATTTATAATACTTAAATAATGCTCCAATAGGCACAATAATATTTATAGTTTCATCATAACGTTCTGTATTAATAAATTCGGCATATTGTAACATAAGAACTAAATCAACCTTTAATGAGTTTAATGCTATATAATTACATTTACTATTATAATTATCTTTACAATGATTAACTTTAACAATATCATTTACATTATTAATTGATCTATGTAATTTATCTAGTGTTATTACTTGTTTTGATGTATCTAAAATAGTTTTATTATCCAATAAATAATATGAATAAAATGTTGGATTATCTAAAAGACTAGGATATTTTATTTGACTATCTGTAAAAGTTAAATCCCTGGTTTTAAGCGTTGTCGTCTTTATAGAATATTTAATTTTAGTTGTGATTAATAAATCTATTGTATTAATTTTATTCATAATAATATCAACTAAATCATCATAGGAGATAGTTGTAATATCTATAGCATTTTTTGATGAACCTTCATCTATACTATTTTCTGATATATCTTCTTTTTCATTTTTATTTTTTATTTGTAATCTTATAACCATACGTGTTAAAATTCCATTATATTTTTTCTTATGCTCTAATAATTCGGTTTTAGTATTAGTAAAACCTCCAGATTGTTCATTATTTTTTATATCTTTTATTGATTTTTTATAATTAGGTTTTGTTTCTTCAAACATAGTTTTAAAAAATGTCATTGTTTCATGTGCTATTTGTTTCATAAACATTGTTATAACAAGTAATATATATTTAAATACACGCATAACTTTTTTTACATTTTGTTTATCTTGTTTAGTTTTATCATAATGTAATAATGTTGTATATAATTTTAAATCAATATCATCTGTTTTAAAGTTCAAAAATTTAAATTTCTTAGGTATATTCATATTGAAGGCTACTGAACCCATAATAACTACCATTGTTTGTTTATCTGTATCAAACTTTTGAGATATAAATGGATAATAATAATGGATAAAAAAATCTCTTATTAGTGTATGTATATCTTCTGGTAATACTTTTTTATTTGAAGATAAATTTTTATAAAAATAATACAATTGTTTATGATAAATAGATATTAAACTAGAAGGTATTCCAAATTTATATCTATATTTACTAGGTATGGTAGGATATTGATTTTTATCATGATGTTTTTTTTCTGGTGGTGAATTGTCATTATTATTCATTATTATTGATTTTTTATTATTGATTTTTTATTATTGATTTTTATTATGATTTTTTATTATTTATTTAAAATAATATAAAAACAATTATATTATTAGTTTATATACTATTTAGATTTTTTAAAAATTATTAAAAATGAAAAATATTTTATTAATTTAATATAATAATTGTTTTATTATTTATAAAAATTTATAATTACTTATACCTTACTTACTTACTTATGAATAATAAAACAATTATTGATTGTAAAAATAAGTTTACTCTAGATACATCTAAAAATGTAAATGAATTTCAAATAAAATTAGCAATCTATATTGATATATATAATATAAATATATATGAAAATAATGAAAATAATGAAAATAATGAAAATAATGAAAATAATGAAAATAATGAAAATAATGAAACTAAAATGAAGCAAACCGAACCAATAGAATATTCACAAATTGTATTAGAAAAAATAGGTAATATTGAACATCTAAATAGAAATTTTAATAATACGACTAAAAAATTAGAACATAAATTAATTTATTCAATACGTAAATGGCAATATACAGATTTAATAGAACATTTATATTATATATTATGTTTAAAAGGATATAACTTTAATTTTATAGACTATGATTATGATTTATATTGTATTCATAATTTAAATATGATTTATATTATACATAAAAAAATAAAAGGATCAAATATAAATTTTGAAAAACCGTGTAGTATATTTATCTTTATTAGAGATAAATTATTTACATATAATTATTAAGTTTTAGTTATTTTTAATTATTTTTAGTTATTTTTAGTTATTTTTAGTTATTTTTAGTTATTTTTAGTTATTTTTAGTTATTTTTAGTTATTTTTAGTTATTTTTAGTTATTTTTAATTTAATTAGTATTGGCATATTTATTAGCAGCCATTGTAAGTAAAATAGCAACACCAGCATAAGCAACATAATACATAGGACTGCCATCATTGAGTTGAAGGCTTTTGTTAAGAAAATATTTACAGCATTCATTAGAAGCAAGAGCAGTAAAAATGACTAAGCCAAGAACAATCCATTTTTTATCATTGCTCATTAAGTTGTTATTCATATTCATATTATCAGTAAAACCTTCAACATCATTATTGTTGTTATTGTTATTGTTGGTATTAGTGTTAATTTTGATAGTATTATTATTGTTAGATGCGGGAACAGAAGTAGTAGTCGTAGTAACAACTTGTTTAACTACTTTAGGTTGGGCTTTAGCAGGTTGTTGAGGAACACCCATAGTTGAACCATTAGAGCCATTGCCCATACTACCCATAGTATTGCCTTGAGAAGCATACCCAGCAGATGAACCATTGTTATATTGTTGAACTGTATTGGCTTGAGCACCATAAGCCATATTTGCCGCAAGAGCGGAATTTTGATCCATTTGCATATTTACATTACCTGGAATAGCAGAACTAATTGTATCGCACGAATCACATCCATTTCCTAATTCATAAAAACCCATTTTTTAGTTATATAGTTATATAGTTATGTTAATATTAATATTAATGTTAATTTATTTGTAAAATAATTATATATTAATTATTGTTTAGATTTTTATTTTTATTTATTTTGTAAATTTATTTATTTTTTATTAATTTATTTTTATTAATTCATTTATTTTTATCAATTTATTTTTATTAATACATTTATTTTTATCAATTTATTTTTATTTATTTTTATTTATTTTTATTTATTTTATATTTATAAATAATGTTGTTTATCCAGAAACATTTTATATTTTTATTTATTAATTTAAACATAATTTATACTATAAATATATATAAAATACACTTAATTTATTGTATTTTTAATATAAAATAAGTATAATTAAGTATAATTAAGTATACTTACTAACAAAAATGACAACTCAAAAAAACCAAACCCAAAACCAAAATCAAAACCAACCCCAAAAAGTGGTTGAATTTTATATGGATACTTTAAAACAATATAAGGATAAGTTTAAAAAAGATAAAATTATTGTATTAATGCAAGTTGGTGAATTTTTAGAAATATATGGTTTAATATATCCTGATGGTTCGCGAGTTGGAGATCTTTGGGAGTTTTGTGAAAATGTAAATTTAAAAGTTGCTGAAAAAAAGCAAGAAGTATATAAAAATCCTGATATTAAAGTATTTATGGGAGGCGTTCAATTACCTTATGTTCAACCTTATATTCAAAAAGCCATTGATAAATTCGGCTGGACGGTAGTTGTATTTGAACAAGAATGTATAGGTAGAAATAAATATGAACGTAAAGAAACGGCGGTGTTAAGTCCTGGTATTAATATTCATTCCGATTCTTATTCCACAGTATCTATGGTTATTTATATTGAACAATTACCAACGTATTATAAACCAAATAAACTTAACCCAACAATTGTAAATATTGGTGTAAGTTATGTTGATTGTATTACAGGTCATAATGGTTTATTAGCATTAAATAATACATCATCCACGGATATTTCAATACCATTTGATGAATTATTAAAATTATTAACAATTAAAAATCCAAAAGAATTAACTATTTATATACAAAACTACGATAGTTTAACTGATGATACACTTATTAATGCTTTACATTTATTTAATTATCAATTCACTATAAATCGTGATACAATGGATGATAAATATTCTAATTTAAATTATCAAAATTTAACTTTTAATAGTGTTTATAATAAATATAAGGGATTGATGGATATTACACAACAATTGGATATTGATGGTGCTGAACATTATTATTCTAGAATAGCCTTAACATTGCTTTTAGAATTTATTTTAAAACACGATAAAAGTATCCTTCAAAAATTAGATAAACCTGAAATTATTTTAAATAGTGATAATTATTTAATGTTAGCAAATAATTCACTAGAACAATTAGATATTATTGATAATCTTCGTAATGATGGTAGTATTACAAATACAGTTAGTTCTAGCAAACATATTAAACGTATTAGTTTATTAGATTTATTAGATAATACTAAAACACCTTTGGGTAAAAATCTGTTTAGAATACGTTTATCAACCCCAATTACAAACAATGACATTTTAGAAAAACGCTATCAAACTATAGGTGAATTAGAAACAATACATAATAATTATATGAAAAAAAATATGGTTTCATCAATGAATGATAAATATGGTTCTCCCTTATATCAATTGCGACAACATTTATTTGGTATTAAAAACATTGATAATTATTTGAGAAAAATGATTACTCATAATATTAATCCAAATGATATAGGTAATTATATTGATTCACTTTATAAATGTATAAATGTATATGAGTATTTACATAGTATTATTAATACTAATACTAACATAGTAGTTAAAGCACTTCTAGAAATAATACCTAGTCTAGAACAATTTCAGTCATTTATTGAGATACATAGACTTTTTACTGATACTATAATTTTAGAAAATTTAAATAGTAATATTTGGAATGGTATTGAAAATAATCCTTTTATAAAAGGTGTTTCTAAAGTATTAGATGAATTACAAGAAGAGATTGATTGTGATAGAATGTTATTAGAAACGATTATAAATGAATTATCAATTATTATTGAACCTAAATTTAATAAAGATACATCAAAAGTAAATATATGTATTGGTGATAATACTTCTAAAGGTATTTATATTTATACAACAAAAACAAAAAAAGACATTTTAGAAGACTATTTTTATAAACATAAAAATCAAATTAAAATTGGTAAATATACCATTACACATAAAGATATTAAATTTAACCAAATGAAAGAAAATAAGTGGGAACTTGATATTATTCATTTAAAAAGTAGTAATGGAACATTAAAAGTAAATATTGAAAAAATAGGTAAATTAGTAAAAGGCGAATTTATAAAATGGATACAACATAGTATTATTGATGATATTATTGAGAATAATGAGAATAATAAGAATAATGAGAATAATAAGAATAATGAGAATAAGAATAATGAGAATGAGAATAGTAAAATTAATACATTATTAACATTTTCTAAATTTATTGCTGAAATTGATGTTCTTCAGTCAAATGTTTTAAATGCGATAGAAAAAGGTTATGTATGCCCTGAAATTGATATGAATAATTCACATAGTTTTGTAAAGGCTGATAAAATAAGACATCCTATCATAGAACATATATCTAAAAATACAAAATATGTGCCTAATGATATTATAATGGGTAAAGATAGTATAGGTAAAGATAGTATGGGTGGAGATAATATTGATGGTATGTTATTATTTGGTGTAAATGCGGTTGGTAAAAGTAGTTTAATGAAATCTATTGGTATTAATATTATTATGGCACAAGCAGGAATGTATGTAGCATCTAGTCATTTTACTTATAAACCATACCATTATTTATTTACAAGAATACGTAGTAATGATAATATTTACGCAGGATTAAGTTCATTTGAAGTTGAAATGAAAGAATTTAAAGTTATTTTAAAATATGCTAATGAAAATTCAATTATTTTAGGCGATGAACTTTGTAGTGGCACTGAAACCCAAGATGCTACGGCATTAGTGGCTTCAGGAGTGCGAACATTATCTAAACGTAAATGTAGTTTTATTTTTGCTACTCATTTACATTTTTTGGCTGATATGTCTTATATTAAAGAATTAGAAAATGTTAAGTTATTTCATTTATTAGTTGAAAGAGATGTAAATAATCCTTCTAAATTAATTTATAGTAGAAAATTACAACCTGGCAATGGACCAAAATCATATGGTATTTTAGTATGTGAAACTATGGAATTAGAACACGATTTTATTCTTAAAGCAAAAGAAATTAGAGAAAGTATGAATAGTATAAAAACACTAATGAACGGCGAAAGTAATAATACTAATGACGAAACACGAATTGGTAATGAAAGTTTAAATATAAATCATACTAGTATAGGTTCAAAATACAATATTAATAAAATTATTTCTACCTGTGAAATTTGTAAAAATACAAATGCCAGTGATGTTCATCATATTAATCAACAATGTGATGCGAATGAAAATAATATTATTAATGATAATGAAAATGGTATATTTAATAAAAATAAATTGTGGAATTTAGTTTCATTATGTAAAAAATGCCATCAAAATGTTCATAGTTCTCCACCAATTATTATAATAGAAGGATATCAAACGACGAGTTCAGGGATTGAATTAAATTATAAGATTATTAAAGATAACGCAAAAATAGATAATAAAACTAAAACTAAAACTAAAACTAATAATGATTTTATTCTAGATATAAATGATACTATTTTAGAGTTAAACAATAATACAAAAACTAATAATAATAAATCTAATAAAAATAAAACTAATAATAATAATAATAATAAATTTAGTAAAAATAATAATACAATAATAAATAAAATAGATAATAATGAAATGAATAAGTTAATTAGTGAAATGAAAACTTCAGGATTTAGTCCAAAAAAAATACAATATGATTTAAAAAGAAATTATAATTATGAAATTACACAACAACTTATTAGAAATTTATCTTAATAATATATAAAGAGTATTATAATATATAAATTGTATTTAATAATTAAATTATTATAATGCATAAAAAAACTAGTAAGAAAATTAGTAAAACTAGTAAGAAAACTATTACAAAATCTAGTAAGAAAACTATTAAAAAAAATAAATTTTTATACAATAAAAATAATTCAAAAACATATGATGTTTATAAAAATACAAATCCTAAAGATACAATACATATACATTATAAAACAATAGAAGAAGTTAAAAATACTATTCATAAGTTAGAAAAATTATATAAATCTAAACACTATGAACACAAACGTATTTCACAAATCGCAATGATATTAAAAGTGAGATTAGAAATATTAAATAAATATAAACATACAAAATATAAACATTCAAAACATATTTATGAAAGATATATAATAGCAAAAAAATATTTTGATTTTTTAAAAAAAAGAACACAAAAAAAAACATTTGAAGAAAGGAAAAATATGACATTTACAAATTTTTAATATAATAAATTTAATTTAACAAGAATAATTTAATAAGAATAATTTAATAAGAATAATTTAATAAGATTAATTTAATAAATTTAATTTTATTTAATGATTACCATAGGCTACTTTATCAGCAAATGATGTTTTACTATTTTTTTCATTAGTTGTTTTTTCATTAGTTGTTTTTTCATTAGTTATTTTTTTATTAGTTGTTTTTTCACTTATTGGTTTTTCATTAATCAGCGTATCTTTATTAAATACAGTATTTTCTAAAACATATGTTTGTGCTTTCAATAGTTTTCTAGTATTTTCAATTTCTAATTCTAAACGTTTTTCTTCTTTTTTTAAATCATTTACAATATGATTAATAGATTTATTTTCTAAAATAATTATTTGTGCATGTTTTACATTTTCAAGATATGCTAATAAACGTTTCTCTTCTTTATTTAATTCTTCAACAATAGTTTTCATAGAATTATTAATTATTAATTTATTATTAAGTGTTTCATTATCTTCAAAAGATTTAATCATATCTTTAATTGGTTCTACCTTAGTAATTGCTTCTACCTTAGTAATTGCTTCTACCTTAGTAATTGCTTCTACCTTAGTAATTGGTTCTACCTTAGTAATTGGTTCTACCTTAGTAATTGGTTCTACCTCCAAAGTTTCATTAGTCTCATAATGATTCATTGTATTATATTTTTTATACTGATGTGTTGTTTTTTGAATTTCTCCATATTTTTCATTAATAACATTCACATATTCAATTGTTTTATCATAAATATAAGTTAAAGACGATGTTTTAACAGTAGAAATAGTAAGACATAAATGTTCATTTTCAAGTTGGTCTTTAAATGTATCAATCTTAATATTTGTAATTGTATTAGGAGCAATTTCTCTAAAGCATTGAATTAAAGCATCACTATTAATTTTCATATCTTCGTGTAAAATTTCATTATCAGAAAATATAAGTTTTATATTTACAATACGATTAAAATGAGATACAGTATTAAGTTTAGCAGAATGAAATACACCAGAACCAATATCAGATAAATCAATACGTAAATTAATAGCATAAAACATACCAGTTTCTTTCTCAATTTTTTTAGTTTTAATATCAACATTTGTATATGTTTCAATTTTAGAAATTAATCTATCAACCATTTCTTCTTGACTTAAAAATTTGTGTTCTTTTTGTATTTCTTCATTATTATTATAATTTGTATCCTCCTGAATTTCAAGAGTTTGTTGAATTATAGGTTGTTGTTGATTATAATTTGGATGAGTTTTATTCTTTTTTCTAGAACTAACTAAAGTAAATTCAGAATCCATCTTATTATAAATCTATTTAAATTTATTTAAATCTATGTAAATTTAGTTAAATCTATGTAAATTTATATAATCCTATATTTTATAATAATCTTAATTATAGTTTTAAATTAATTATTTATATAAAATCAATTTTTTAAATAACTAAAAATATTAAATTATAGAGTTAAATTATACTAAAATTTTATAATATAATTCATCTATTTATATAAAAATTATAAAAAATTGATTTTTTTAGTATAATAATAATAATAATAATAATTGGTTGATTGATTGATTGATTGATTGATTGATTGATTGATTGATTTTTACAGTGTGATTGTTTTATTACATTTAAAAATGGCAAATACGAGTTCACAAAAACCTAACTATGATGATAGTGTAGAAATAGTTTTAATTTCTAAACCATCATTTTCTTCAATCGAAGAAGCAGGTGAAGAATCTAAGAGATTGTTGGACACATACGAAATTCAGAACTATTTTTCAGACCGCAATAAAATAGAAATAGAAGAACATTTATGTAAAGTATTTCAAACATTTGCTAATTATGAAACACAAAAATATAGAAGTAAAACAAGAATAAATCCTTTTAATGATCCTCCTCAAAAAGTATTACTTTTAATATCATATGTTGAAAAAATGAACTTACTACTTATCGAAATACAAAACAAAATGGATGAATACAAAAGACAAAAAACAAAAGAAAAAGAAGATCCATTAAAGCATTGTATTACTATACCCTACTTTCTGCCTCACATCGGTTTTGATAATAAAAGTGCGTGGATGTTGTTTTTTACTACTGTAGATAAATCCGACACAAAACACATAAAGCAAAAAGAAAATACGGGAGTTTTGTCTGGTGTTAACATTAGATTAAATGTGCCAAACACATATTCATATTCTACATCTTTAAATGAACTATTTGAAGCATCGAGACGGACATTCCTTGGATTATTTCCAGTGCCTTCTAGATTTGACTGCACAAAATACGAATTTAATGTTGTTGGATTTAAATTTACGAAAGATGATAATGATGACAAACATTCTGAAAATAATGTATCTATTCTATTTTATTGCTATTGTAATGGCACAATTATAAAAATAGTATGTCCTTTTAATTTAATTAATACTAAAAAAGGAGAAAATGAAACTCTCAAAGAGTTGGACAAATGTATTCTGGAGTTTAATCCAGAATTTGTAGAGAAATTTACAGGTTCTTTTACTTACGACCCTATTGACAATGGACTTTTAGATACTATCTTCTATACGATTACAAAAAAAGAAATTGAACTTTTAGCAGATAACATATTAATTGACCTACTTGACGAGTGGTTATTGTTATGAATTATGTGTTAATTATAATACTACTTTAATTCATAGTAGTTAGTTTTAGTTGATTATTTTTTTTACTTTATTTTATTTAGTGTTGATAATTTTTACTTTTTATAAAAAAAAATGAAAAGAATGTAATAAATTACATCTATTCGTTTTTATAAGGTAAGGTGAGCCAAACAGGGTCATTACCAATATATACCATCACTTTATTGGTAGTTGTATTAAACTCAGACATCACTCCATTTACAGGAATATAGGTTGGTAAAACCATTGGCATTCCATTAACAATAACGGGAGGTGGAACATCAGTAGAAACAGGTGTTTCTTCTTCATCTACACCAGGCACATTATCAGGAACCAACGTAGGCTTCTCAATCACAGCAGGAGTCGAGGTAGAGATTTCTTCAACCACTGGTGAAGGAGTTCGACTTTTAGGAAGCACTGGAAAATCCCTTTCACTCTGATTAAAGACAGGTTGAACAATATTCAACTCCTTAACCTTATCGAAAATCTCCTTAATTTCTTCAAAGGTCAAACATGTGTTGGGAATGTTCAACTTATCTTTGTTCCAGAAACACGTTTCACCTTTTTGAATCATTTTTTTCATATCAGTCATTGAGTAGTAGCAGATATTACTCATACCAATGAAGTAAAAACCTTGATTAATCCCATTACTCGCGTATGGGTAAAAGCACTTTTTCTGCAAAACAGCAAGGCAAAACTTCAAATCATCTCCATTTGAAAAACAAATTGATGATGACGGACTACGATGTTTGTCTGTAGGTTTGTTCGCATAAATACGAACAATACCACATTTGCCATTACAGACATCATAAGTATCTGTGGTAGCATTTCTCACTTGTGTATGAGTCAACGTCAACGTTGAGAATTCAGCACCCATCGTAGCAAATCTTTCAAAACGTAATAATACAATCGAAAGAATATTATAATTTATAAGTAAAAAATAAAAAAATCAATTTTTTTATAAAAAAATTTAAAAAATACTAAAAAAATCCTAAAAATAGTTATTTTTTCTATTTTATATAACAAAATATAATTAATAAAACCTTATACTTGTATAGTTTTAACCCAATAAATAAAACGTTTTTGACTACCTTCATATAATTGTTCTTTTTTTACTATATTCCCATAAATATCTTTAGTATGATTATAAATGAAAAAATCTCTATTATAATGATGAGGTAATTTTAGAGAAGGTTCAATATACTTTTGTTTTATAGCAAATTTATAATTATAATCTCCCCAGATTAAACCCACAATTGCTTCGTATAATAGTTTTAATTCATCATTAGTAATGTCTTGAACTTTACGAAAAGGTGATAGTTTAGCCATCCATAAAGAATCGGCACGTAAATAATTACCTACACCAGATATTATTTTTTGATTTACAATTACATTCCCTATGGCTTTATTTTCATTTACTTTCTTTCTAATCTGTTTTTTAAATAATTCAAACGTTGTTTTATTATCTAATAAATCGGGTCCCAATTCTTTTAACTTTTTTTCTAATATAGTTTCACCATTAGTATTACAATCAACGGCTTTTAATGTTCCAAAACTTAATTGGTCATAGAAATAAAAAGATATATTTTTATAGTTTGTTATAAATTCCACATTTAAATGTTTTAAGTCATTTTCAATCCATTGTGTTTCACTATTTTTAGAAATATAATCTAACATAGAAGGATAAGTAAAAATATATTTTTCTGTTTTATTTTCTATTTCTTTTTCTATTTTTATTTCATTTTCTCTTTCTATTTCATTTTCTCTTTCTATTTTTATTTCTTTTTCTATTTTTATTTCTTTTTCTATATAATTACAATTTTTACATTTAGTAAAATTACTTTTTTTATCACTTTTTAAAGTCCATCCACCAGATAATCCTAATGTATTAAATAAATAAAATTTTTTATTATCACTAACAAATGTCATATATGTAAATTTACCTTTTGTTTGTATTGCCTCTATTTTTAATGGTAATGCTTTTATTAAATCAGTATAACCATCAAATGCTTTTTTTTTATAACGTCCTTTAAGTAGATTTATATGAGTTATAGTTTTACCTATTACATTTTCAGATAATATATCAGCAAATTTACGAACTTCAATAACTTCAGGCATTGTTATAATAATGATAGTTATATATTATTTAATTAGTATTTAATAGTTAGTATTTATATATTTTTATATTTATTTTTATTTATTATTATTTTTATTTATTTAAAAATATATTTTTTTTAATATAGAATAATTAAAAATATAAAATCATAGAAATATAAAATTACAAAAAGTAAGTATGGATACTAATACTAATGACCGTATTATTTGGCATTTTACATTAGGAATACCAATAAATACAAATAATGATAAAAATAATATAAATAATGAAATTAATTTTAAAAATGCAATAATTGAAATCACAGATGAAATTACAAAATTATCTGGTGGATTAACTTATAATTACTCTTATGGAACTTGGGATAGTAGTGATACAAATAGTATTTATAATAATAATAATTGCGAATATAATGATAATGCTATTATTGAACGTAATTTAAATTGTATTATATCTATTATAATTTACAAAGAACATGCAACAAAATTATATGATAATGTAAAAATAATTATTCAAACAATAAATAATAAATATAAGTTAGGAATGAAATACATACAAGCAATAAAAACTATTAGAACAGCACATCATTTTATAATTTAATGAAAATGGATGAATAGTTTATTTTTTATTATAATAATATAAACAAAAAATTATAATTATATAAAAAAATGAAAATATAAAATGTTTCAATGGTTTTATAAAAATATATGTTGTTGTTTTATAAAAGAAAAAAATAATTATAAAAAAGAAACTAAGAGAAATAAAAACAATAAAAAAGATAAAATAATAAAGTCATTACAATATGATGAATATAAACTTAAATATAAAGATTTAGTTTATGAATATAAGAATTAATTTAGATAATTTTATAATTATTTAGAAACTACTATAATTTGTCAATAATATAATTCAATTATTTCTATTATTTTTTCAGTTTTATTATCTATCCAATATTTAATTTGATTTTTTAAAGTTTCTATTCTTTCTTCCCACAAAGTAATATTAGCAATTGTCATTGCTCCTTGTTTTGTAAATCTCCAACAAGATTTAACTATTTTTCCATCAACATCTTTGTAACTATCAGGATTAAATCTAATAAATACAATTGAACGATGACCTACATCTTGTGATAATTCCATTAATCTTTTATGCTCACAACTACAATCATAATCCGTATGTTTATTTTCATCAACTTCAATAATTATAATATGACTACCTAAATCAAGTAATAAATCTGGTCTCTTTCTAGAACAACCATCTTGAATTTTTTTATCACATACCCAAGTAAAATTTGGAAATACATTTTTTATTCTTTCAACTACATCATTTTCTTTAGTTTTATAATTTCTAGATATTTTAATTTCAGGACAAACTTGAATACAACAAGTCATACAATATCCATTATATTTATTTATTTTTTGTTTTTCACACCAAGAAGATTTACATAATCCAGAACCACCACATATTTTACAATATCTTTTTGTTTTAGTATGAATACATAATTCTTGACCACCACATTCTTTACATCGTGTCCTTCTCCTTCCATGAATACACATAGCCGAACCACCACAATCATTACATTGTGATTTTTGCCTTTTATGAGGACATAAACTAGGACAACCACAATCTATACATTTATTTTTGTCTCTATTATGCTCACAAATTGAATTACCGCCACATTCTTTACATACAATTTTTGCTCTATTATGTTCACATATAGATGCACCACCACATTCTTTACAAACAGATTTACGACGCCCATGACTACATATTGATGCACCACCACATTCTTTACAAGTATTTCTTTGTCTATTATGTTCGCAAATAGAAGCACCTTTACATTCTTTGCATTTATTTTTTACTCTATTATGTTCACATATAGATACTCCACCACATTCTTTACAAGCAGATTTACGACGACCATGACTACATATTGATACACCACCACATTCTTTGCAACTATATTTTTCTCTTTTATGAATACATAAACCTATACCACCACAAGAAACACATATATTTTTACGTTTTCCATGCTCACATTTTTTTTGTACTCTTTTTTTTCTATCTTTATAAATAGGTTTTTTACCACCACAAGGGACACATATATATTTATTTTTTCCATGCTCACATTTTTTTTGAATGTATTTTTTTTTTACTTTAATAATATCATCATTAATAGTTTCTAATAATATAATATTATTAACTATATCTTCGCTCATTTTAAAAATATTTTTTAATACTATAATACATAGTTATGTTTTTATATTATTATTTTTAAATTTTAAAATTGAATTTTAAAATTGAATTTTAAAATTTAAAAATAAAATATAATATATATTAAAAACTATAAATAGTAACACTAAAAGATGTCTAATAAAATTTTGTTTCTTGTCGAGAGCCCATCAAAAGTCTCTAAGATCCAAGGTTTTTTAGGTGATGAGTATATTGTATCTTCAACAAAAGGTCATATTAGAGAAATTTCAAATGATAGTCTAGGGATTGATTGTGATAATAACTATTCTATAACATTTACTAATATGAAAGAAAAAAAAAATATTATAGATAATATAAAAAAATTAGCAAAAAATGCAAAATATATAATAGGAGCCATGGATAATGATAGGGAAGGACACAGCATATATTTTCATGTAGCAGAATTATTAAATATTAAGCCTGAAAATCAATATAGAGCGTTATTTACAGAAATTACTAAAGATGCTATTTTAAAATCTATTCAAAATATAACACTATTAGATCATAAACAAGTAAATTCTCAATTTGCTCGACTTGTAATTGATCGGTTAATAGGATTTAAAATATCACCATTATTGTGGAAAGAATTTAGCAATTTTCATTTATCTTGTGGTCGTGTAATGTCTCCTGTAATACGTCTTATAATTGAACGTGAAAATGAAATTGCTAAATTTCAGTCATCTTCTTATTTTAAATTAAATGCTGATTTTGTTCTAGATAAGAAACATTTAACAGTATCTAAATTAAATAATAAATCAATTAATAAATCTAATACATTAAATAATAATACAAATATTATTAATACAACGTGTGATGATGAAATAAAAGATAAATCTATTATTGAGAAATTATATAAAGATGTTAAAGAAGATAAAGCAACATTTAATATTAAAAGTTTAACTAAAAATAATTCAACTCGTTCCCCACCACCACCATTTATTACAAGTAGTCTTCAACAATCAGCGAGTATTACATTAGGTATGTCTCCAGATACAACTATGAAAGTAGCCCAAAAATTATATGAAGCATCAGCAATTACTTATATGCGGTCTGATTCAACGGCAATTGCCGAGGATGCTATGAAATCTATTAAAACCCAAATTGAACGTAAATTTGGAGATACTTATTATAAAAAAACAATTTATAAAACAAAAAGTAGTTCAGCACAACAGGCACACGAATGTATTCGTCCCGTTGATTTTACTAAAGAAAGTGTATTAAATATGGATGGTTTAACATCACAACATAATCGTCTTTATCAATTAATCTGGCGTAGAACACTTGCGTGCCAAATGACCCCTGCTACGCTTGAAATTAGAACTATTAAAATTTCTACTGAAAGTAATGATACTAGTAAAAAGAAAGAACAACTTGTTTTTACAGGAAAACACGAAAAAGTTATTTTTGAAGGTTTTCTTAAAGCCCAAAATTATCATAAAAAAACTAAAAAAAAATTAGATACTGATGAAGTTGAAAATTCATCTGGAGATGAAGACGATGAGTCTAATGATAATGATGCTAATAATGATAATGAAGATGATGAAAATGATAAAGACAATGAAAATAAAGAAATAAAAACAGCGAATATAGAG